AAGCGGCACAACAACAGTCAAATATAAACAATGCTGTCAATTTAGCTAGTACAAAAGGTGCTGGAATGATGTATCGTGCTGGTGGTATTGGTGATCAAAGAAGTGATGCTTATGCTTCTCTAGGAAGAATGTTAACAGGTGAAACAGAGCCAGTTGACCCTAGAATGGCTAGAATGCAAAAACTTGAAGAAATTAGAAAACAAGTTCCTGCTCCAGAAACTGCTGAAGATTTTAAAAGACTTGCTAGATTATTAGATGGTGCTGGTTTATATGATGAAGCTAGAAAAGCTATGGAAATGTCTACTAATATTACTGCTGCTGTACCTAAACCTACATTAGGTACTGTAAAAATACCTACTATGAAGGATGGTGTTCGTTACACGCAAACATGGAGTACTGTTAATGGAGTTCCAACAGATATGTTGGGTGAACAAGCTACTGATGCACCAACTACGGACACAAAAAGTTATAAAGAAATTAAAAAAACAAATGCTTTAGGACAAAATGTAATTGAAACTTATGAAACTGTAAACGGAGTTATTGTTCCTGGATCTCAACCTATTAGCACACAAATTACAAGTGAGCCAGATACTTCTGTAGATTTAGAAACTGAAGCATATGAAGCTAATTTAGCACCATATGTGGATAGTGCTTTAGCAAAAATTCAAAGTGCAACTTCTACTACAAGAATTATGTCTGAAGAAGCTATGAATGCACAAGCAAGAGCAGATGGTATTCGTGCATACACTAAAGTACAAGATCTTGCTGGAAAACAAATTGATGGTACTGCATTTACTAAAAATGTAGATTATTTCTTAGGATTAAAAGATGCAGACGGCAATAATCTTTATACATTAGATCAAGCTATAGCACAATCAACAAGTCTTGACCATAAAACTGTAGCAGAAGAAGATCAAATTTTACAAAACAAAGCTATACTTGAAGATGAACAACTTATGGCAGTTTTAGAATCTCAAGCTGCTACCAACAGAAGATTAAATGCTCAAATGTTATCTATACTCAATAGAATAGAAACTGGAAAATGGGAAAATGTTGGATTTGCTGCAGCACAATGGCTTGGTGATTTTGATGGTACTTTGGCAGATAAAGAAATGTTCTTTTCTTTGTCAACAGCTAAAGTTATGGAATACACTAGTATGACTAAAGGTGCTATTTCAGATGCTGAAATGAGTTTATTTATACAAGCCGCCACAGGATTGGGCAAAACAACAGAAGGCAATCGAATGTTGTTAGAGTTTGCACAACAAGGTGCTTTGGCAGTAGAAAGAATGGCTAAACATATGAGGGCCTGGAAAGCTGAACAAAAAGCAAAAAACATTACAATCAGTTATTCTGATTATAAGGCTGAAGAAGAAAGATATAGAAATTCAGAAGAAAATGCTGCTTTCTTTAAACCAATTGTTAATAGTGAAGAATGGAAAAATGCAACTATGATAGGCAACACTATGGAAACTGTTGGTGGTATAGATGCTTTATCTAAAGACAAAAATACAGCTATGGGTCGATTTTGTGCTAATCCTGCCAATAAAGACCAAAGTCTTTATAAACAATTCTGTCAATAGGAGATATAAATGGCTAAATTAGAAGGAGCCGCAGCTAGTAACAGATATTTTGAGAATGAGAAAGTCAGAGAGGCTATTAGAAATGACATTTATCAAGAAGCTCTTAATGCAGATGCAGAAGGTAGAGAAATAAATATTGCTCTTACAGAAGAATTGTCTTCAGTATACGAGTCTATACCGTACACATATGCAGAACAAGGATACAATCAAAAATATGTGCAATTACTAAAAGAAAAATATAAATTTGAAACTGGCAAAGAGTTTAAAGGTGCAGGTGATGAGATTAAACATCTAATAGATGAAGATTTTGCAGATTGGAATTTTGTTATGAACAATCTTTCTTTAGGTATGGGTAGTGAGTTGCTACAAAATTTAGCATTTGCGACAGATGAAGAAAGGGCTAATGCTTTAGAGCGTTGGAATATCTTTAACGCTACCCCTAACTTTGACTCTCCAGATGTAGATGATTCTAGACCATTTATAGAATTAAAATATGCGGGTGAGGTAGATCCAAATGATGAAGCTGCAGTACAAAGAGCAAAAGATTTAGGGCAATTTACTTTCTTTGGAAATGAAGTTGGTGGATTTGAACTTACTGGACAGCTTGGTGATTTCATAAAGGGTGCAGGAACTGATCCACTAGCATGGCTTATGTTTGGAACTGGTGCTGGGTTTATGGGTAAAAAACTTATAGAGAAAGGGGTAAAAGAATGGTTAGCTCCTTACGCAGCTGTAGCCACGGCAGGTGCAGGTTACTCTGGTATTCACGATATAGGTAGACAAGCAGTAGGTATTACAGCAGGTAGTGGTGAACAATATGACCCTGGACAGACACTTAAATCTATGGGTTTAGGTTTTGCAGTAACTCCTGCATTAAGTGCTGTAGGTTCTGTAGTTGGCCCAGTAGGTAGAGCAGTAACACATCCTATACAAAGCCTTAATAAAGGAATAGCTTTATTTGCAGGTAGTAAATCTGAAATGGCAGCGGCACAAGGAGCAATTAAAAATGTTCAAGATAAGATGGGTCAAACTGCTTCTGGCAAAGGAACTTTAGAAAGTGCTAAAGAAGTACAAGGATTTTTATCACAAGGCTACAACCAAGTAGACAATTATTTTACTGCCATGTTTGATAAATTAAGAACAGCACCTATTAAATTATCATCTATAGATGGACTTGCAGAAAAATGGAATATGCGATTTGGAAGAAATTTTGAACTGAGTGAAAGTTGGAATGATCTGTATGCAAATTATCTAAGAGGTGAAGCTGCTAAAGGTAATCCACAATTAAATGTTAAACAAGTTCCTTTAATTGATCTGGCTCGTAAATTAAGATCAGAATTTTATAATCTTTCATTGTTAGATAAAAAGAATTTTGGTGGTAATAACACTCAGTTAATGAATCAATATAAAAATACCATCAACAATGTTATTAAGAAAGCAGTAAAAAAAGCTGATCCTAAAAAAGGTAGGCTTTTAGATCAATCATATAAATTGTTTAAATCACAAACTGAAAAAAATCCTTATGGTAAGGATATGTTAGCTATGGCTTATGCTGAAACTACAGAGCCTATGACAAAATTTTTAAACAAAATGCTAGACCCTCAATTTTCATGGACAAATTTTAATGCAGCAATTAAACATTTTGAAAAATTAGATCACATTGTGGGTAATAAAAGTAGTCAGTTGTCAACTGGATTAAGAACCAAAATTGAAAAAGCAATGGCAAACCATATACTAGAAGCCCCAGATGGAGCAAAAATATTTACTAACCTTACAAGAACTGCTGATGGCAGAACAACTTTAAGAAAAATGTTTCCTAGTATGAAAAAAGAAATTGATGATGTAATTTATATGCAAGAAAATCTTAAAGGTTGGGGTGGTGCTGAGTCTGTTATTGGTAACATGGCAACAGCTAACATGGGTGCTATGGCTGGTAAATCAATTGGTGGTGAAGCAGGTGGTATTCTTGGTGGTATTTTATCTATCACACAATGGAATAGATTGATGAACAGTCAATATTTTAAAGATGCTATGGTTCATGCTTATAAAAATAAAGGTGGAACATTAGAAACATCGACTAGGAACTGGCTAAGAACACAGTATGGTACTGGTAATGGCAAAAAAGGTCTATCAATTCCACAAATTAATGCCATACAAGACACTATGTGGGGCTTTATGTTTGCTGGATATGCTTTAAAAGGTGAAGATGTATTAGCTGAAAGAACAGGTAATAAAGCTAGAGATATGTATGGTGATGCAAAAGTTATGTTTGGTTTATAAGGAAATACTATGGCAAAATTAGATCCAAAAATTAAAAGATTGTTATCTGGAATGCTAACAAAAAAAATGCCAGACTCTGAGATAAAGTGGGTTGACGAACAAGAATTTACTGTTGATGGTACACCTATACCAATCTCTGAAAGAATGTTAGCCTTAGAGGCTATTCCCAAAAGTATGGAAGGCCCCAAGGAAAAAAGAGAAATGACTGATGATGAGGTTCATGAGGCTGCTAGGATTGGAGAGTTAATAAAAAAAGAAATCCAAAACATGTTAAAAGGATTGGGTAATAAAGAAAAAGGTATGCTTGATCCAGATAGTAATAGAGAAAAACAGATACCTAAAGGCTCTCACAAAATGCCAGATGGCTCTATTATGAAAGATGAAGACCATAAAGAAGAAGTAAGTAAAGATGTAGCTAAAGATCTTGCTAATGAAGGTAGAGGTTTAAAAGGTTACAAGGCCCCTAAAACACAAGAAAAAAGAGGATACAAGCAAGATGAAGGGGGTAATTGGAGTGTTAATGAGAAAGACAAGCATTGGCAAACTAAGAAAGGATATGATGAAGCTATCAAGTTATATGGAACCAAACCTGGATGGGTAAAACAACCAAGCCTAGTCTACAATCCAAAGACTAAAGAATACGATCCAATTAAAAAAGAAGAATATGTTGATCTAAAACCAACTAAAAGAATTAGTTTGTAATGCACGATTTTATTAGAAAATTATATGACAATCATCCTGTTGATAAATTAGATGGTATGTTATTAGCACCTAGAAAATACATTGACAATATTATGACTCGTGGAACATCTATAAGTGCTGATGATTTTTCATCAAGTACACTAGATTTGCTCGGAAAAATTGTTGCTAACGAAGGCCCTGGACAGATAGACTTAAAAAAAGATCAAAGTATGGTTAATAAATATGGCGGTGATTTTGTTGGCGGCATGGATCATATAACTACACCCTATGGACAACTTAGAAATACACTTGGCTCATTTAATATTGTACAAAATGATATTGGTGAGTATGTTCTTACTGACACATATGACTGGACTCATGATTATGCAAATATGAAAGACCCTGATGGTCTTTTAAACAATTTAGGAAAATTTGCATATGAACAAGGAGGTACAAGAGAGGGAGAAGGAAAACCTTATCAGATAAATCTTGGAACATTAATGAACCAAGGCATGTTTAAGGGCCTTTAACTTACTGGCTTTTGTAGTTGTTGGGCCATCTGGACAGTCAGTTCACCATTAATAGCAAAGATCTTAATCATAGCTGATCTCGATATACCAAGCTTATCTGCTTTAGCATCAATCAAAGCTAAATCCTTAGAGTTAACTTTTATATTTATTTGGTGTATCACATTTCCCTTTGCCATATTGATTTCCTATAATTTGTAATACACTTATTATACATTGATTAAAATATTACAACTTACAAACACCATCTTCGCAGTCATCTTCTGATGGGGCAGATATAATATATTCGTTATCATTTAATACGGGTTTAATTTTTACAGGATCCGATAAATTACCAACAGTAAATTGTTGTAGAAGATTCTCATATGTTCTTACACTACATCTCTTAACATACTTGTCATAAGCCTCTTCAAATTTAAGGCCTAATACTCTTGCTCTTTTTCCATAATCTTTAGCAAGTTCTACTATTAATTCATCTCTGGTAAGTGTTTCCATTTTTCTCCTGTAGGTATCATTTCTATTTTAATATTTGGAGTATCACTCCATCTCTTGACAGTCATTATCTTAACAACTTGGCGATCATCTAAGTATAAGACACCATTCAGAGAGTCTAAGATAGCTTTCTGATAGTTGTCTAGGTCTACATTGTTATCGCAATACTGACCATTTTGTTCCAGTTTTTTCTTCTTGGGCCAAGCAGTAGGCATTTTAATATTAAATACCATACCCATAGCAACCAAGTTTTCAGTAGGAGTAACATCCAACTCACTTGTTAGTGCTAACATATCTTTTTTAAATTGAGTGTACTTCTTTGGGTAGTATGTAGACCATCTGGAAACTCTTGGTCTGGCGGCAGGAACTGGATTTAGATTAAACTTTAAAGCAATCCTCTTATATTTTTTCCCCATACTCTTCGCCTCTTAGGACATCTAGATCTCTTACAACCAAAGCCAGTAATATTCTTATTTCAACATCCCTGGGTGTGTCCTCTTCTCTTGCTAATTCTAAAGCATCTTTCGTGTTTTCAGTTATCTCATCTAGTATTTGATATCTTTTAGCTTTTGTACTATACCTTGCCATTACTGTTAATTTCATCTTGAGCCAACAATTTGTCGATCTCAATCTCGATGTTCTCTATTGCTTTTCGGAGATCATGGATTCGCCCCTCACCTTTATGTTTCCATCTATACCTAACAAGATACTTAACTGCATTTCCAACTGCCCAAGTCATATCTTGGTCAACAATAAATGTCTTAGCCTCTATCTTGCCTTGGGTATAGTGTGAGGGGTTTTTGATATTGTCGTGTACTGTATTAGCCACCGACCCATCCAAAGAACAAAGCGACCACACAAATTCCTAGAAAAACTGTTAAAGATCTGTTCTTCAAGATTGTGTTTACAACTTCCATTACCTTTTCCATACTTCTCTCCCCTAGTTATAACAAGTTAGGGTACTCTTCAGTTGGAAGCTACTAAATGTAATGCTAAAAGAATGCATTATTGAATACCCTAATTTCTTACTACTGCTCGATGTATATAGGTTTGTCACCTAACCAACCAGTACATTCATTGACCTCTATAGGATGACATTGTAATTGTTCTGATGTCGTATTACAGGCAGTCAATAACCCAATTATAAACAATATAGATATAACTTTTAAACTAGATTTCATCAAATTCTTATCCATTATTTGTAAACTCGCCATGTAATTTTTCTCTCAGTTTACATACAGCTATTTGAGCTTTTTCCAGATCATTAAAATAACCTGCACTATATTCTTTCCTATGTAATTTAACTCTACCTCGCCATTGTTTTGTTGGCTTATGCCAAGTCACACCTTTAACTCCAGATGTGCTTCGAGAAGACAATCTTGTGTTATGACAATTTTGTGATTGAGTAGCCTCTCTAAGGTTTTGAATACGATTATTTAATTTGTTTCCATCTATATGATCTAATGTCTTAGGTAGACTCCCATACACAAAAAGCCATATTAATCGATGTTCTCTGTATTGACGATAATCTACTTTAAGAACTTTATATCCAGAAGATTTATGAAGACTAGCACCTCTTCCAACAACTACCCCTGGCCTATTTGTTTTCCAAAACAAACCTTCACTAGTCAATGTAAATAATTCTTTTAATCTTTCTTGTGTCACATGTTTAATTTTATTTGTCATATATATTTAACTCCTCATCTTGAAATTTAGAATATTGACCTAAGAATTGAGTCTTAACAAAACCTATTTGACCCATTCTGTTTTTAGATATTATTAACTCAGCTAAACCCCTGTCCTCTGTGTCCTCTGGATTATAATAATCATCTCTATAAACCATCATAATTGTATCAGCATCTTGCTCAATCTCACCAGAAGATCTTAGATCACTCATAAACGGTCTTTTATTTTCTCTTTGCTCAACACTTCTATTTAATTGTGAAAGCAATATTACAGGTAATTGTAGTTCTTTAGACAAATACTTTAACTCTCTACTGATACTACCCAACTCAGAAACTTCTCTCTGTTTATCATATTTAATGATTTGTAGATAATCAATCACTATCATATCTAACTTGTTTTGACTGTCTATTTGTCTTGCTCTAGATGTGATGTCGTATATTGACATACCAAACTTATCAACAATAGTCATATTTTGGTGTCCGATCTTATTCATTTGTTTATAAAAATTTTCAGATTCAGCATCATTCATATTCTGGTTAGTAATCTTTGAAAGGTGAACATTAGAATGTGATGAAGCTAATTTAAGCATTAATTGGACTTGACTCATCTCTAATGAAAAGAACAAAACATTATTAGACTTAGAAACATGATCCGCTATGTTTAAAGCTAAAGTAGATTTACCCATACTAGGTCGACCTGCAATTACATTAAGTGTTTCTGGACGAAAGCCAGACAATAAAGCATCTAATGATTTAAGACCACTAGACAGTCCTACTTGATTTGTAGTTAGACTTTGCATGTAATCTACAGTTTTTCCTACAATAGATTTAACATGACTCTCATCTTTATCTTCTAATTCTAACTCGTAATTTTGTATTTGAGATACTGTATCTTGATAGTTATCGTATTTAATATCTTTTTTTAGAGCTTCTATTGCATTATTAATACGACACTCTCTCACATGTTTGGCATAACTTTCAATATTATTAACACCTGTAGAGTTCTCTAACAACAATGCTAAAAATTGAAAATCAACCATCCAGGACCTACTCTTAGGTTGAGGATCGTTACTTATAAAATCTCTAACTGTAACAACATCTATTGGTATGTCATCTCGATACATGTTATTGATACATCTAAAAGTGTAACCTAGCTTTTCATCGCTAAAATCTTCTTCCGTTAATCTAGTAGCCGCCACCCTATGAACACAAGGCTCTAATAGTAGGCCACCTACGACTGCTCTCTCTGAGTCTAATGAATTGTATTGCATGATTTTCCTCATTTAGGGGTATAGCGAGGTTTAGCTATACCCATTAAAGTTGCTAGAATCGAATATTTCGAGTCCATTTTTTTTGAAAATGACTTAAACAAGCCATCCTTTGCGTAAAGCCTCAAGCCATTGCACTATATAGATCAAACAACTAGCTGATACTATTGCTGATAAAAACGATAAATAAATTAAAAATCTTTTTATATATCTCATAGTAACTCCTTTAGGTTTTATTGTTTGTTCTTTCATGTATTCAACCCTTTGTTGATGCATTTGCATTTTAGTTCCAAAATATTGTATTGACATAATATCTCCTAATATAAGTGGT